ACGATTGTCTTTGATTACATTAACCGTTCTAACTTTGGCACACAGTTCTTTGAACACGCACTAGATTTATTGATTGGTACAGGTACGTTAAGAATTGATGAAGATGAAAGCGATGACATGCCGATTATCTTTAATGCTATTCCGCAGAAAGGTATTGCGTTTGAAGAAGGGCCGCATGGTTCTATTGAAACTCATTGGCGTAGATTCACCGTTAAGGCTCGTAACCTAAAGCGTATGTGGAAAGGCTTTAAGCCCTCTGAAAGCATTAAGAGCAAGATAGAAAATCAACCTGACGCTGAAGTAGAAATTAGTGAAGGCGTTGTATACATGCCTAAGTCTAAAACTTACTACGGTTGTGTGTGGGTAACTAGCGAAGATAGAATTAGCTGGATGCAAGACTTTGGCAAATCTAGCCCTTGGGTAACTGGTCGTTACTCTAAAGTAGCTGGAGAGATTCGTGGTCGTGGCCCTGCTGTCCAAGCATTGCCTGATGTCCGGTCTTTAAACAAAGTTAAAGAGTTTGTATTGCAGAAAGCCGCTATTGATCTGTCTGGTATGTACACAGCTACCGATGATGGCGTAACTAATCCCTACAATATAGTTATAAGTCCCGGAGTGGTTATTCCAGTTGGTTCTAACAACTCGTCTAATCCGTCTATTCAGCGTTTAGATACAGGTGCGAATCTACAGCTTGCGCAATTTGAAATGAATGAGCTACAAAATTCTATCAAACGTGCTTTGTTTAACGACTTGCGTGACCCTACTGGCCCTGTTCGCTCTGCTACTGAGATTGCTATTGACTCAAGAGAGCTAGCCAAGCGTATAGGTTCTGCATTTGGACGATTGCAGACAGAAGTTCTTGTGCCTATCCTGAAGCGTGTTGTTTATATTTTGACTCGTCGTGGATTACTACAGCCTATTCAGTTAGATGGTCGTGACATTGAGATTAAATTCTTATCACCTTTGGCAAAAGCACAGGATGGTGAGGACATTATCAACGTCCAACAAGCTGTTCAGTTTGTATTGCAAAATGCTGGGCCAGATCAAGCTAAGATTGGCTTTAAGCTAGAAGACTTTGGTACGTGGGTAGCCTCTAAAACAGGTATGCCAGCCGAGTTAGTCCGTAGTGACGCAGAGAAAGCAAAGATTATTCAGGCTGGTGCTGAAGCGGCACAACAAGGTATTCAAACGTCACAACCACCGATGCAATCACAATGAGTTGGTCAGAAATTAACCAATCCGCTGATCCTGATGTGGCTAAGAAGCAAGCTGGCATACGCAAGCAAAATGCGGCTGACTTGGCTAAATGTTACCACAGGGTCTTTACAACTGATGACGGTAAGCGTATCTTGTCTGACCTGACTAGAAGATTTGTCTATGATAACGACACTTCTTTTGGATCAGCAAACATTGATTATGAAGCCGCGTACCATAATGGTGAGGCTGGAGTAATTAAGTTTTTAATTAATCAAATGAAACAAGCTGAAATATTATAGGACTAGATTATGTTAGATGAACAGGCCGCACCAGAAGTACCAGAAGTACCAAAAAGCGATACCCTGCTAGATCAAGCACAACCAACTTTAGAATCTGGAGAATACTTTCTTGCTGATGGCATTAAAGGCACAGGTGACGCACCAGAGTGGTTAAACACTGAGAAGTATAAATCTGTTGCTGAACAAGCTAAAGGATATGCTGAGTTATCCAAAAGGTTTGGTGGATTTAAAGGCGCACCTAAAGAAGGTTACACACCCCCTGAAGGTGTTGAAGCAGACGATGCTTTATATCAAGAGCTAGAAGCCTTTGCTACTAAGACTAATATGAACGGTGATGCTTTCCAAGAAGCGTGGGAACTACTGTCAACACAGGGTAAAGTAGCAGAAGAGTACAGTCAAGAAGTCGAACTAAGTAAGCTAGGTGACAATGCTCAAGAGCGAATTAAGACTGTTGAAGGGTTTATGAAAAACAACCTTGACGCAGATACTTACGAACAAGCTAGGGGATTAGTTACTAATGCCGGTAGTGTTGAGCTTGTTGAGTTGCTAGTAAAAGCTACTGCTCCTACTAAACTACCTCTTGAGGGTGGCACTCACCCACAAGGTTTAACATGGTCGGATGTAGAACATGAGATGTTTAAGAAAGATGACAATGGTAATCTGCTTAGAAGTACCAACAGTAGCCATGAGCAAAAAATACAAAAAATGATGGCAACCTTCGAGCATCAGTAGTCATTTGATTTCTATAGGGTAAAAGGTGTATAATCCGTACACTGGATACCCTTTTCCCAAAGGCCCAGTAAATTTAGGTTGAATGCTGACCAATTTACTGGGTACTCAGCTTAAACCTTGAAAAACTTTTTTTAATTACTTTTTTTCGAGGAACTTCTTATGAGTAAGACTCTCTCATCTGTTGCAGTCACAGAATTTGACTCAATGGTAAAACATGCCTATCAAGGCGTTGGGCTATTAAAGCCCGCTGTTACTATCCGTAACAACGTAGTCGGTGACACTTACAAATTCCGTCGTATGGGCAAAGGGTTAGCTAACCAGAAGTCTACTTCTGATTTGGTTACTCCTATGAACGTAGCGCACGAATTTAAAACTGCTACTCTTAGCAACTGGAATGCTCCAGAGTACACCGACATTTTTGACCAAGCAGACGTAAACTTCGACGAGAAGCAAGAGCTTGCAAGCACCATCGCGGCCGCTATTGGTCGTCGTTGTGATCAGCTTGTTATTGATGCAATGGATGCGTCTACTCCAGATGCTACTGCTATTGCCGCTGGAACTACTGGTCTAACCATGTCTAAGGTTATTCAGGCGCAAGTTGCTTTGCGTGGACAAAATGTACAGAACCAAAACCTTTACGCTGTTGTAAATGCCGCTGGTCTTCGTGGCCTTTTGAATGATGAGTTAGCTACATCTTCTGACTATCAAACAATTAAAGCTCTTGTTTCTGGTGATATTAACAGTCTAGCTGGATTCCAGTTTATTATCCTTGGCGATCGTACTGAGGGTGGATTGACACTTTCAGCCGCTAATACTGTTGACTCTTGGTTCTTCCAACGTGATGCTGTTGGCCTTGCTATCGGTATTGACATGAAGACTTCTGTAGATTATGTTCCTGAGCGAACTTCATATCTATGTAATGGCATGCTTAAAGCAGGTTCTGTTGTTCGTGACAACGGTGGTCTGGTTAAAGTTTTGTATAAAGACAACGTATAAGGGGAACTGTTATGGCTTTTGCAAGAGATGGTTTATGCCGCATTGGCGGTTCAGGAAATGGTGGTAGCACTTGGCAGTATACTTCTACTGACGGTAAGGCTGTTATTGATAACGCGAATTATTTTCTCTACGCTATCAGTGAGTTTGAGATTGGAGACTTAATTATCTGTAAAGATACTACTGCTCCAACTGCACCAGTAGTTCACTTAACGTACATTAAGACTCAAACCGCTACAAGCATTACTGCGGCCGCTGGTTTTACAATTCCTGCGTAAAGTAACAAAGTAAAACGTCTGGGGGGTTCGCCCCCCTTTCTTACAATTCTAAGGTAGCATTATGGCCGAGAAAATAAAGTTAATTTCTAACGCTTTAATATTGATTGGTGATATGCCAGTTACATCTTTAAGTGGTAACTCTCGCGCAGAAACCGTTGCCAACAATCTGTATGACAACATTGTACAGAATGAAATTTCTAAATACCGATGGGGCTTTGCAACACGACGAGCGCAACTAGCTTTGACTGCTGAAGTGCCTATAGGTAACGAATTCCAAAATTCTTTCCAATTACCTCCCGATCTTCTTGTGCTTACAAAAATTGATTCCTCTGCGAATTATAAAATGTATGGCAATAAGATACACATGAATAGCACTGGCCCTGTTTATGCAGAGTACGTTGCAAATGTGCGTGAAGGTGATTGGCCTGTTTATTTTGCCAAGATGATTGAGTATGCTTTAGCAATGGATTTTGCTCCGTCTATTAGAGACAGTGCGGCTTCTATGGATGCTAACGCTAGACAATACCTCAATGCTTCTCGCATGGCTAGATTTACAGATTCCCAACAATACCCTGTAGAGCCTTTAAGAAGTAGACCTTTTATTGACGTAAGGCGGTAAGCATGGGTACATCAAAGTTTCTGCAAAGCTCTTTTGTAAGCGGAGAGCTATCACCCCTGCT